GTATTGGGTATTTTGCCCAGAGGAGAATGATGATGAATGAATACATAGACCAAGTACCACAAAAATACCAAAAGTATGTAGTAGGCATAGAGCAACTCAATGGTATTGAACACTACCAAGAGGATGATGGGCATTGGTTAATATCTATGGTGGGCTATGCCGAGTGCGCTAACACTGATTGGGCATGCCATGTCGTAAGTGGTGAAACATTGGAAGAAGCCATAGGTTGTATAGACAACTGCGCACCATGCTATTGCAATCAGTGCAAAATCAATAAGGAGGAAAAGTAATGAATATTTCAGATTACAACAAACAAATAAAAACTTTGGCAACCAAAGAAGCTAAAATGAAAGAGCGTTTTGAATATGCCAAGCAAGCGTTAGTGGAGGCACAAAACGAATTGCAAAAGGCTAAAGCAGGGAAATCATACGAACTAAAGTGCATGCACAAAGTAAAAACACTGTCAAAAAAGTACGACATTGATTACGAGGTTGACGAAGGTTGGATAGCTGATTGGGACGAGTGGCGTTGCGTTGTACCCGTACCAGAATGGTTTACAGACGAACAGTGTTACGACATAGGCTACGATAGGGGTGACGTAATCGAAGGCGACTACTGCTGGGCTGATGTGTTACAGCGGGTTGAAGAGTTTGTGGACTACCATCCTAAATACATAAATGAATACATTAAAGAGAAAATACTTAAAGACGAAGGTGTCAAAGAAATAATCCCGGCATCGGGGACAGACCCCCAAGAATATAAATGGGAGTTAATATTAAAACCCGGCTACCGTGTTGAAGGTTACGAAACACATACCAAGCACCTTTTCAATCTGAAAGATTACTATAACCATACCATAGAACCGTGCCCTAAAGATTGTGGTTGTGGTCAGGGGAACGCGTTGTGACAACCCCTGAGAAAAAAGTAAAGGAAAAAGTAGTAAAATACTTGAAAGAATACGGAAAGGACATATACTATTTCTTTCCGGCAACCGGTGGTTATGGACGTAGTGGTGTGCCGGACATAGTAGGCTGTTATAAAGGTATGTTCTTTGCGATTGAATGTAAGGCAGGGAACAACACCACAACTAAACTGCAAGACTTTGAAATTAAAAGAATAAACGAATCCGGCGGTGTCGCTTGGGTAGTTAATGAGTCCAATGTAGACAGCGTAAAAGTAGCACTGGAGAGTTTACTAGCCCGTCCTAGGCGGGGTGCGTAGTCGCACATAACCTAGGCGGTCCCAGCCGGAGGTGGGCTGTCATGTAAAAACACCGGCTGTATGTGACGGAACGTGACGTAATCTCATGCGAGTTACTGTCCTCCTATCCGGGTGCATACCGGGGAAGCCACGCTACGGCTAGTCCTTGTGGGGGTGGCTCTCTCGCCTACTCCTGCTACCCTCACAAGGCAAACATAATATATAAACAAGTACGGAGAATGATGATGAAACGCAAACCACACGGTGTTCGTGTCCCAGAACCCGACTTCAAAGAAAGAACAGTAGTAACAATAACCCCAACAACCTACAGTAGCCGTAGTTTTATGGAGCCGACTGCTACTTACAAGAAACGTATTAAGGAGATGAAACGTGAAAAAAGATAATATCATTAAGTTTAATAGGGAACTTAAAGAAGCCGGAAACGAAACTACCGGAGATTTGCTTGAAGTGATTGCTAATGCGCTGGATTCAGTCCTAGACGATGATGTTCTTTTGGTTGATGTGATGGAACATCTGGCGATTATTACTTCAATTATGGCGAAGCAGGTAGGCATTTCTGCCACGACACTCATGGTCTGCTTTGCAAAGACCGTTGAGCAGATTTATGAAGAGGAGGCAAATGAACAGGAGAATGAACATGCGTGACCCAGTAGATATAGTAGAACAGGAACGTGATTACGACGAAACACACGGAGATTGGTATACACGTTTACAAGAGCAGTTAAACCACGAACTCAATGAAGGGGACAAGAAGTATGGAGAAGAAACAACTTATAGCAGTAGCAAATGAACTTACAACTAGCGACCTTGCTACGCTAATAGAATTAAACAAGTCTAAGATTCTAGTGTTCTATGATTGCGGTGGTTTTGCTATAACGGAAGAAGTATTAAATGTAAGCATGAACGGTACGTGCATACAATTAAGTGTAATAGGTTTAACAGGAGATGAAGAATTAGATGCTAACGATTTGTGACCCAGAAACGTATCTACAATACATAAAGGATGACCCAGTGCGGCCACATTTATTTGAGAATGACATAACGCGTTTTGAAAATAACTTCTATGTGTTTGCGGATATAGACATTAACGAGGATACAGGACAGCGTGTAGTAAACGCTGTCTTGTGTGCTGTAATCAGTCCGTTTGTATTACAGTCTGAAGAACTCCTGCGTGATTTAAGTGATAGCCACGAACAAACGACAGAGATGCAGAAGCAACTGATGGAAGCGGTGGGTGAGGATAAGTTAGCTACGGTATTTACGCCGTATAGTTTGTGGTCATACAAGAAAGGCTCTGGTAAAAGACTTATAAATGAGTTACTAGATTTCATACCATTGAACTTCCCACACGTCACGCATGTTATTACAATGTCTCCCCCAACAAGAATGGCGATGGAGTTTCACACCAACAACGGGGCATTGCTGTTAAGCCCTAATGTAGAAACTATTAACTACGAGTACAGATTAGATAATGTCACACTTCACTGACGTAAAATACGCACTAGAAGAAGCTGAGTATATAGCGAACCGAGACAAAGTGGCGCAAGCTATTGTTGACAACGGTGAGTTTACGTTTCTTGTTATGGATGCAGACAAGGCTAAAACTGTTTGCGACCCTATGTATATTTTAGAAGTAGTAAACCCAAATGACTGACTCAATGAAAGCAATACCCTGCACTTGTGGTGGGGAAAGAACCGAGGTAATCAACGCCGAGCAAAACCTACGGGTTGGGTGGTACTGTAGCAATTGCAGAGGCTTCACCAAAGCGATAGGACGAGAACGAATTTGGAGGCCATGCCATGCTAGAAGCGATAATGTGCCTGACGATGGCGGTGTACTTCGAGGCGAGGGGGGAACCCCCGCTGGGGCAGATGGCAGTAGCCCACGTAGTAATGAACCGCGTAGAAAGCGATAGCTACCCCGATTCCGTATGTGCGGTAGTTAAACAGGGGCGGTACTGGAAACACGTTCCTCTAAGGCATCAGTGCCAGTTTAGTTTCTGGTGTGATGGTAAACCCGAAGTAGTGGCGAACCATGAGGCGTGGGGCAACGCGTTTATATACGCAAGCACAGTGTACATGGGCTGGTTGTCAGACCCGACTAACGGCGCAACACACTACCACACAACGTGGGTAAATCCGGCATGGAGTTTACCGATGAACATAACAACACAGGTAAATAACCATGTTTTTTACCGATAAGCGGGAGAGTAAATGAACATAATAACAATAGATTTTGAAACGTATTACGATAAAGATTTTAGTTTGTCGAAGATAACAACAGAGGAATACATACGTAGTCCTAGGTTTGAAGTAATAGGTGTGGGTGTCAAACTAAACGATGGAGAATCTATATGGCTCAGTGGAGACTTCAATGCTATCAAAACTTATTTACATAATAACTACGATTGGGCGGAGTCTGCGGTACTGGCTCATAACACTATGTTCGATGGTGCTATTCTCAGTTGGCTTTTTGGCATACGTCCTAAGTTATGGCTTGATACTATGTGTATGGCTAGGGGGGCGCATGGTGTCGAAGTGTCTGCATCTCTGCGTAAAGTTAGCGAGATATATGGGGTGGGTGAAAAAGGCAACGAGGTAATAAATGCGTTGGGGAAACGCCGTGCCGATTTCTCCCCCGAAGAACTTGCCCGATACGGTGACTACTGTGTCAACGATGTCGAACTTACTCACCGATTGTTCAACATATTTATGAACAACGGATTCCCAATGAAAGAAGTCAAAGTCATAGATATGACGTTGAAGATGTACACTAATCCGCAGCTTGAGCTTGACTTAATTAAATTAAACGAACACCTCTATACACTTAAATCCGCAAAAGACCGACTGCTGGAAGAATGTCATATTACGAAAGACGAACTTATGTCTAACCCTAAGTTTGCCGAAGCCCTCCGCACACTGGGGGTAGAACCCCCGACCAAAGTATCATTGCGCACTGGTAAGGAAACGTACGCCCTAGCCAAGAATGACGAAGCGTTCAAGGAACTACAAGAGCACGAGAACCCGAAAGTACAGGCTTTAGTCGCGGCTCGCATAGGATTAAAAAGTACACTTGAGGAAACGCGTACTGAAAGATTTATAGACATAGCTATTCGTGGCAAACTACCTGTGCCTATCCGTTACTACGCGGCTCATACCGGACGGTGGGGTGGTGCGGACAAGGTGAATCTACAGAACTTACCCTCCCGTGGTGAGAACGCGAAGGTACTCAAATCCTGCATAGTCGCGCCCGAAGGATATACTTTAATTGAATCAGACTCAGCGCAGATTGAAGCGCGTGTCCTAGCGTGGTTAGCCGAGCAGAACAACCTAGTGAAGTCGTTTGAGAAAGGCGAAGATGTGTATAAGAAGATGGCTTCTATTATATACAACAAGAAAGAAGAACTTGTTACCGACAGCGAACGCTTCATTGGTAAGACTACTATTCTAGGTGCAGGATACGGTATGGGTGCGGCACGATTCCGCGACCAGCTAAAGACGTTTGGTGTAGATGTGGACGAAGAAGAATGTCGCCGTATCATCCGAGTGTACCGCGAGGCCAACGGTCAGATTACTCAGTTATGGCGTGATGCACAGGCTTCTCTTGTCGGTATGGATATGGGTGAAAGTTTAGCGTTTGGCAGGCCGGGCGTGTTAAAGGTGTTACACGAACACGTTGCTATAAAGTTACCATCTGGCCTACTCATGCGGTACGAGGACTTGAAAGGGGAGGAAGAAGAAAAGGGACTTCAGTTTACTTACAAGACCCGTCTAGGCCGAGTGAAGATATATGGTGGCAAGGTTATAGAGAATGTGTGTCAAGCCATAGCCCGTTGCGTGATGGCAGAGCAGATGTTGCGTATATCTAAAAGATACCCTATAGCACTTACAGTACATGATTCTGTGGTATGCTGTGTCAATGACTCCGAGGTTGACGAAGCCGCAAGCTACGTTAGCGAGTGCATGGCGTACGTACCAGAATGGGCTAAAGGACTCCCCGTTCGTGGTGACGTGGAAGTTGGTAAGGACTACGGGAATTGTAAGAAATGGGTATCACGACAAAACCAGCTTGGTCTTTCAGTAGCATAAAGACGTTTGACCAATGCCCGAAGAAATACTACCACTTAAAAGTTGCGAAAGATTACGAAGAAAATTTTGAAACCGAAGCGATACTTTATGGAAACGAGTTTCACAAAGCTGCCGAAGAATATGTTAAAGGCGTCGTTGATAACTTAGACCCACGCTTTGAGTATGCCGAGAGCGCATTGAACCGGCTCAAAGGCATGAAAGGTGAGAAACTGTGTGAACACAAAATGGGGCTTACAGCTAACCTCGATCCATGTGGTTTCTTTGATAGTAATGTTTGGTTTAGGGGTGTCGTTGACTTAGCCATACTGGACAGAGAATCCGGTATAGCTAGGGTGATTGACTACAAGACCGGCAAGTCTGCGAAGTATGCAGACAAGGGACAGCTTGAACTTATGGCGTTGGCTATATTCAAACACTTTCCAGAAATACACACAGTAAAAGGCGGCCTATTGTTTGTCGTCTGTAACGCGTTTATAAAAGAAACATACGAAGTACAACAAGAACCGGCACTTTGGCAGAAATGGCTAATGGAGTACGGCAAGATGGAGAAATCCTACGAGAATGATGTATGGAATCCACGCCCCACGGGGCTTTGCCGCGCTCATTGCATTGTGTTGGAGTGTCCACATAACGGCAAGAGGTAACAAAAATGACTTATTACGACGGTCAAGACGAAGATAGAGACGATATTTGTTCAAATTGTGGGGCTAGGATGGTTGATTATACGTTTGTACTCAACCATCATTTAGTAAAAGCATTAAAAAGATTATACGATGCCGGTGGAGACGCTCACCTGAAAGACCTTGAACTTGAATATAACCAACGTAACAATTTTCAAAAGATGAAGTTTTGGGGTTTAGTTTCACAAAACAAACAAAAGACTGGGAACTGGATAGTAACTGACCACGGTAATGAGTTTATAGAAACTAATCTTTCAATACCCAAGCGGGTTGTGACTTACAGAAATACGTTCAAAGAATATAAAGAACCTGTAGATTATGTGACTTTTGCCGAGTTGTACTACGCCCCCGCAAAGGTAGACAAAACCTATAAGAAGCGTGAAGATTACATAAATGACTCAAGAGATTTTTTTGAGTAATGGAGGGCATAATGCCGTACAAAAACAAACCCAGACCATACAAAAAAGAATACCAACAGCAGAAAGAACGTGGTGAACATCCAGACCGTATGGAGCGCCAACGTGCTAGACGCGCTATAGATAAGGATGGCGTAGACCGGAACAAAAACGGTAAAGCTGACAAACGCGAAGGCAAGGATGTGTCACACAAGAAAGCATTGAGCAACGGCGGTAAGAACGCTGACGGTGTAAAGATACAAAGCAAGTCTAGTAACCGTTCTTTCCGTAGAGATTCGCAAGGCAAATTAGTTTCAGAAACTAGCAAACGCGAACGTAGTAAAAAGAAGAAATCCTAACCAAAAGGTAGAATGATGAGAGTAGTAGACAACAGGGGGTTACTCCTGCGGGTTCGTGACCCTCAAAAAATAACGATGGCTATACCCAACAGTAAGTATTTAGGCGACAACAATGTTTTAGTTAAGTGGGGTATAGACGAGTCCCGCGTTCTAAACAACCTGAATATACGCAACGTACCCTCGCCAATACTGGGTAAATACGCTTGGCCCGGAAGGTACGCACCGTTCGACCATCAAAGAACAACCGCGTCTTTCCTTACTATGAATCCACGGGCTTTCTGCTTCAACGAGCAGGGAACTGGGAAAACGGGTTCTGCTATCTGGGCATCTGACTTCCTGCTGAACGAAGGTAAAGTAAACCGAGTCTTGATTATCTGCCCGTTGTCGATTATGGATTCCGCATGGAGGGCTGACCTGTTTAACTTTGCCATGCACCGTACCGTAGACATAGCGTATGGTTCACGGACTAAACGCCAAGAGATAATAAACGGAAGCGCAGAATACGTAATCATAAACTACGATGGTGTGGAGATAGTGAAGGACGAGATAGCAAACGGCGGGTTCGACCTTATCATTGTTGACGAAGCTACCCACTATAAAAACGCGCAATCGAAACGCTGGAAGATACTTAATTATATTCTCAATACAAACCCCAACATCTGGCTCTGGATGATGACCGGTACACCGGCGGCTCAATCCCCCGTAGACGCGTACGGGTTAGCCAAACTTGTAAACCCCAAAGCTGTACCTAGATTTTTCGGGGCGTTCCGAGAGATGGTGATGTACAAGGTTACCCAATTCAAATGGGTGCCGAAACCAACCGCCATAGAAGTTGTGTTTAATTCGCTACAGCCAGCGATACGTTTTACCAAGGAGCAATGCCTCGACCTACCGGAGATGACCTATGCCAAGCGTGAGGTAGAACTTACCGCCCAGCAAAAGAAATACTACAACGAGTTAAAGAAAGAGATGATTTCCGTAGCTGCGGGAGAACAGATAACGGCAGCTAACGCCGCTGTTGTTATGAACAAGTTGCTACAAATATCTTGTGGTGCTGTCTACACCGACACCGGAGAGACGGTAGAGTTTGACATCAAGAACCGCTACAAGGTACTGCGGGAAGTCATAGACGAGTCCAGCCAGAAGATTCTTATTTTTGTGCCGTTCAAGCATGTCATTGATTTACTTAAAGAAAAATTAACTAGCGATGGGATCACGAGTGATGTGATTCGTGGAGATGTGTCTGCACAAAAACGTACCGAGATATTCAAACGATTCCAAGAAGAACAAGACCCGCGAGTCCTGATTATCCAACCACAAGCGGCGGCTCATGGGGTAACACTAACAGCGGCAAATACGATTGTATGGTGGGGGCCGGTATCCTCACTAGAGACTTACGCACAAGCGAATGCGCGCGTTCACAGGTCAGGTCAGAAGCACCCCTGTACCGTGGTGCAATTACAAGGTTCCGGCGTTGAGAAGCGAATCTATAGCCTTCTGGACGACAGAATAGATGTACATACAAAAATGATAGATTTATATAACGATGTACTTGAATTATAAATAATACTGCACTATATTACACAAAACATAATAAGCCCGGAGGATGATGAAATGTCTGATGTAAAAGCAGACCTTAACCGCATTGTCGCTGTATACTTAAAAATACGTGACAAAAAAGCACAGTTGACCAACGAGTTAAATGCTAAGTTGGCCGAACTAGATACTAAACTCAAGGTAGTAAACGACGCGTTACTAGCACATTGCAAAGAAAACAATGTGGAATCAGTGCGCACCGAACATGGTACCTTTTATCGCTCTACCAAAACTAAATACTGGACGGGCGATTGGGAGGCTATGGGTAAGTTTATTATCGAACATGACGCGGTAGACCTAATGGAGAAACGTATCCATCAAGGCAATATGCGTCTGTTCCTTGAGGAAAACCCAGATTTGCTACCGCCCGGATTGAATGTCGATAGCGAATACACCGTAACCGTAAGGAGAAAGAAATGAGCGACACCTATGTCCCGATAGACGAACTAGCCAAGTATCTATCGGTAAAGGTAAGTACCGTGCGCACTTGGGTGCAGAAAGGCTACATAGCCAAGACTGGCTATATCAAGGTTGGCAGTACCTACCGTTTTAATATCCCTAGTGTAGTTGCGGGATTAAAGCAAGAGCCTGTACCGCAGGAAGAAATGCCAACACACATAAACGATATTGTCCAGTCCTTTGAGGAAGAACTTTTTGACTCCGAGGGTGAGGGT